TTCGGTTTTTTCGATATTTATACTATAGCATCACTGCCCATAAATGGCAAGATCAGCATACTCAATCTGCTCAGGGTCAAGTTGAGCAGTGACAACTTCCAGCACATTCATAAACTCTTCTACAGTATCACACTCAACCAGGCGCTCGCTGCCCTGATCGCTGAGAAGAAGGAAGGTGCGGGTGCATACATCAATCACAATGCCCTGTACCGTTTCTTGTGCAGTGCTCATGGGGTGGTTTCGTCGATTACCCCCATATTATAGGGCATCTGGGGGCGGGTGTCAAGGGGTTTGGTCGGTCGATCCTTCAATTATATTCATAGGGTTATCCATAGGTCTTATCTGTGCTGGCACAACTCCTTGTTGAAGGGCTGAAATATAAAGTTGTTGATTTTGTTGGTTTGCCCTTACAACTTCATTTCTAAAACTTTCTACTGCTCCTCCAGTTTGATTTGATTTTTGTGCGATTTCTACTGCCATAAAAGGCATCCAAGCAACAGCACAACCCCACTCATCCACTGGTTCTCCGGTGTTAGGATTTGTCCCTCTCATTTGAGTATACCAAGAACACTTAAGTCCGATACAATCTTTTTTAATCAGTGGGCAAAAGTTGCCTGGTTTGATTTTCATTTTATTATCAATAAGTAGGTTTTATTGGCCAATTTGAGTCGGTTGGATTTACAACAAGTTGTTTGGGGTCCGTAATACTTTCTGGTAAATCTCTCAATAATTGACGGTAATTTTTCCAAGAAATTTTTTGTTCTTCAGTAAATGGAACATCAGACATTTGAGTCCAATCGCAATCAGACAATCTTTGATTTCTCAAAACTCTCAACTCTTCCCAATAGTCTCTTGCTGCTTCAATTGCATCAAGTTCATCTTGAAGAATTTTCTTTTCATTATTAAAATCTGCAACTGCCTGTTCAAAAATTCCAAGATTTTCTATTCTTTCATTTGGTGTTTCATCATTATACTCTACTTCACCCCAAGTATCATACCATTGAAGAGCATGAACATTTGATGGAATCCAGTTTAAATCTTGTTGAATATTGAGTAGTCCATTATTATCAATCGCAATATATTTGTCTCCAGGAATAATCGTAAGTCTCATTATTCTCCTTCAGGTAATTTTTCAATGTAATATTGTTTCACAATGACAAAATATTCAGTAATTAAATTGACTAAGTATATAGTATCAATTTCTAGAAGCAATAATTAAATCTACATATTGAACCGCAAAGTCCATTGATGCCCCAGAGAATGATGCAGAACCACTCCAAGATGGGTTTGTAAATGTGTGACTGTGAGCATTCATTGAAACGGAACCAGACCAGGATGGATTAGTAAATCCGTGACCGTGAGCACCACTACCACCAGCTGCAGCTGTTGAAACTCTTGTGCAACTATATCCACCAGTAAATTGGGTAGCGCCACAAGGACCTGGCGCGTCAATAGAAATTTCATTTATTGTGTGCCCGTGAGATGGCATCTCCGCAGTAGACAGAGTAGTATTGCTTACACCTCCACCAGAGTTAGATCCAGAAACAGAACCAGTAACAGTTGTGTTTGCAATACTTCCTCCACTATTAGAACCAGAAACACTTACACTGCCTGTAGGAGTTCTTGATGCGAACACTGAAGTAAATGCTGTACTTCCACCAGAACCAGCAGCACCACTCACCACTCTCAATGTTTTATCATTATGTGTTGTTTGTTTTGTCCATCCAGTCGGTGCTGCTGTTTGTTGAAACAACATTAATGTTCCTGATGGAAATGTTTGTGTAGAATATGTAGTAGAATCAACTGATCCGTCTGCTTTTAAAAATTGACTTGAAGTTCCTCCAGATTTAACAAAAGAACCTGCGGTAAGTGCATTTGTGCTGGGATTATAAGTTAGATCTGCATCAACTTTAACAAGATTATTTCCAGAAGTAGCATCAACAAAAGTTAAGTATCTCGAAGCATTTGTTGAATCTAAATTAATTCCAATAGAAGTTGCAGATCCAACGTTTGCGGCTGATGCATTAATCCAAGCAGTCTTTGTTCCATCAGAAGATAAAATTTGTCCAGATGATCCAAAAGTATTTGTACCATCAAAATATTTTCCACTAATTCGAATATCTTGAAATGTAGAAATACCACTTGAAGTTATATTTCCAGTCACATTGCCAAGTATATCGCCGGTAATATCGCCAGTTAAATTACCAATTACATTGCCGGTAATATCGCCAGTTAAATTACCAATTACATTGCCAGTTAGATCTCCTGATATACCCGCATATGCATTAATTTTTTCATTGAAAAAAGTTTCTTGCCCGAAATATTGACTGTTGCTCATAATACTGCATCAACGACAGTGTTAATTATGCCGCCAACAATTCCACTTACCGCATTATCAATAAAGTCAATACCAACAAAACTTCCTGAAAATACTCTTTTGGTAAAATCAATTCCAAGTAAAGAAGGAATGTTTCCACTAGTTCCTTTTATGTCTACTCGTTGACCATCAATCATGATGCGACCAGCACCACTCTTCATTGTGATATTTCTTCCTGCTTTGAAATGAATATCTTCTTCTGCTTCAATCATAATATTGGTCGCATACAAACGAACCATTCCGTTTGCTGATATGGAAACATTTCCATTGTTACCAATGATTACAACGTCTTCTCTTCCTTCAGGATTTTTAGAACCGCCAGAAATTTGAATGGTTTGGTCATTGTAAATTGAAAATAACCCACCACTACTTAAACTAATTGAAGATTGGTTATCTCCACTATCAGTGACACCATAAATTTTATACACATCCGTACCACTCAACCCCATCTGAGGGTTTGCAGTATCAATCCTGAAGTTTGGATTAAAACTAATAAGTTGTCTTTTAAAAATGTTTTTATCTCTTTCTGCCATTTTATATCGGGCAATCTATGGATGTTTGCACCTCTTGTGCAAAAAGATTTGCTGAATTGGGAGAATTAGGATCTGCATCCGGAGAAGCAGGAATAGGTCCAGTCTCTTTGAGTGCTCCTATGACGGGGCGTAAAATTGCTCCAAATCCAGTATCTGATTCTATGTTAAGTCTAGGTAGACTATCGACGATATTATTTAGAGGAATGACTTGAGAGATACGACCATCAACAATCTGAGAGTTGTATTCATTTCCAAGATTGTCAGTGACAACTGCATCTTCATATCCACCTCCACCATCTTCAACCAATACTCGCAAGACAGAAAACTCTGCAAGGTTACCAACAGAATAATTTTCACCCTCAGAAACCATATAAATGGATTCAACTTGACCACTATCATTAATAAGTGCTCTTGCTACTGCACCATATCCTTGATCTGCATCATCAATAATTTCAACAAATGGCGAATAAGCATAACCAGATCCAGGATTCGTCAATTGAACTCCAATGATACTTGCAGTTGTATTCCCATCCGAATTTGTTACAAGATTTCCAAAGATAGGAATTGCAGATGCTCCAGATCCACGCCCACCGAAGATATTAATGACCGGTGGGCTTGCAAATTGTAAAGCACCAGTAAAACATTGTGTTACAGAATTAATGTCTACACCAGAACTAATGATATTTGTAATATCTCTAATGTTTCCATAAGTATTAACCAGAGAAGATGCAGTTGATGAAACCGAACCGGAAGGTCCTCCACCAACCGTCCACTCATTTACAAGTCCTTTGTAATTATCTAAACTTTGATTGCAGGCAAATCCAGCACCAAATTCAGACAACAACCCAATCGCTTCTCTCAAAATGTTTCCCAAATTGAAATTAGAGAAGAATTGAAGAAGTTTCTCAACTGCCGACAAGGGACCATCAAATAAAGTTTCAAGCACACCAATGATTGAATTTAACAATGTGCCAGCAAATTGATCTGCAGCACAACTTACAAAGCGGTCTACATTATTGACGGTGGAGTTTAGAATATCGAATACTAAACTCTTCATACTTTCAATTGCAGCACCAGCAATACATCCAAATGCTTCTTCAAGTGCTTTAACTGGCAAAACCATTGTTTCTTGTGCAGCAACACCGGCAAGATGTGCTGCAACTGGATTACCAGTGGCTGCAAGAACTTGAGAAAAAACTAGTTTGTAAAGCAAATCCAATCCTTGTTTTAAAAGACCTATTAGACCAGGAAAATCTTCATTTCCATAAATTAAAAAATTAAAAAGTCCACCAATCAAATCATTGCATAAAGTAACAATTTTATTTGCTGCTTCACGAATTGTTTGCGCTATTTTTTCTACGTTTCCTTGAAGATTTTTTAATTTACGAAGAAGATTTTTGACAATTGATTTGATTTTATCAACTCTTGTATTCTTAACAGTATTTGCTAATGGAATTTGGTTTCCAATT